ATGTGTTTGCGGGAAAAAAATCGGCCCAGATCCGAGAAATTTTAATCAGCGAGTCAGCTTGGGAAGAAATGACCTGCTTATTCGCACCTTCCTTAGCAGTATTGGCCCATTTCACCAGGTCAAACGCCTGTCCATCCACACCATCGAGCACCGGAGTAACATTAATGCTGTTACTGCCCTTAAATTTAAATGCAAGCGTATGCCAGTCATGGTCGAATGCGCCAAACGTGCCAAGTTCTTTTTGTTGATTAACTGTATGATGGTATGCAACATTAATACTGGCTTTATCTGTCTGGACAAAGAAAGAACTCAGATGGCCTTCACCACCCTCACCCGGCCATTCCGCTATTCGCCAGTACAAACCAAAGGCATACTTGTTTCTGGTTGTCTCAAGATTGACGTTTTCGGGGATTTTAAACCGGACAGCAATTTCCCCGCCTTTTTCCAGTAAAAGTTTTGCCTTGTCTGCAGCAATATCACAGTACATTGACCAGGATTTCGCGCTGTTATTTTTCTCAATTCGCAGAGCTTTATTGCCGCTGTCATCAACCAGTGTGCGCCTGCCATACACACCGTCCCAGCCATAGGGTTTCAGCTGATTGTCTGTAGCTTTTTTGGCATCGTAAAAAATTACAGACTCTGAGGTGGTAACCGGTCTGTCTGGAACAACCACCCCGGCAGTACCATTAACAAACGCAGAAGACTTACCCGCGCAGCTCAGAATCGCAGTTGCCAGACGGTCGGAAATAATCCCACGGCGAGCCCATGAACTGAAATGGCTCGCCCTGTCCTGTGACGTCCAGGTGGCTGAGCTGTCACGCCATTTCGAACCGTAATAACCGATACCCGGAATGTCCGGGTCTTCTTCCGGTTTGTTCGTCGGCACATTCACCCCGTTCTCATCGGTCATGAACGGTACGAAATGGATATTCTTTTCCGTTTTATTTTTATAGCTGCCGTACACCGTCTGGTACGTGGATTCGTTCTTCTGCTTCCAGAAATACGTCGTGTCCCCGCATATCCAGGGAACACCGCCAGCAGAGCCACCGACGCACTGGCCTGCCATATCCGCCAGGTCTGCACGGAATTTATCAACCAGCGCACCAAACTGTGCGGCATGATTTGCCGGCGTACCGCCAAAATCAAATTCCCCCTGCATCCACACCACGGCAAACAGCACATTTTTCGGGTTCTTCTCCAGTGCCGCTTTTGTTCGACCGATAAGGTCCTTATACAGCGGCTTGTCCACACCCCAGCGGGTTGAATTCTCCGAGGCGCCACTCGCGTCACTGTATGTGCCATCAGCTCCGGTGGTGAACGCTGAACCACCACGACAGCACGGAACCAGCAGAATGCCCGCATTCGCCGGTATAAACGGCAGCAGTTTTTTGGCGATATGCAGCCCCTGCCCCACGGTTCCGTACTGCCCCTTTGACAGGTCCGCTTTCGGATGGTTAAGACGGCTCATGTCCTGCACATCATGCAGACAATGGTCCGCCGGAATGATGTCGTTATATTTGCATGCTGCACCGCCCGGTGTCACCGTACTGCGACGCGCTAACTGTTTAATACGTGGATCAGGGCTGTCGAATGTATCCGGTAATGGCAGTCCCTCACCGTATGACATACCATTGGACTGACCAGCAAGCGCGATCACATAGTAATATTCTGGCGCAACAGAAGGCGCTGAGGTCGTCGGACGGTTGCCTGGCTCCTCTGGTGATGAGATGCTCCCCTCACTCACAACTGGCTGGATGAACTCCGCACCATAACCAGCTGTCGAAATCAGCGCACTACCATAAGGCTGCCACCCTTCCTTCAGTTTTTGAGTTATTCGTTTCGCAAGGTCTGACGGCGACGCCGCCCTGACAACATCATAGTGTTTAAATGCCATGAATCCTCCCGGCCGGGATAATATTGTGAGTAAAATAAGGAGCGGGCTGAAGTCCGGAAGTTACAGGACAATGGCAGAAGGGAGACTACAGCCCGCAATTCGAAAAAGGTCGCGCAGTTGCGCAGAGTGATTACTATGGGGTATTATTCGCCAGCTGAAATATTACTTCACGTTTCATTGTTCATTCCTTGCCGCCCGCGTCTCCCAGCGCGGGTTTTTTTGTCCATAAGAAAGCCCCTCCGGAGAGGGGCTGGAGAGTGGCGCTATGTGCCATTGCATGGTGCCGGGTGCCTCCCGGTGAGTTCAGCCCGGTGCCACTAAACCCGCGTCATTCTCGTTTTGATAATCAGAGATTATACCGTCACCAGTCGCCCCTCCGCTCAGGGGGATTCACCATGCAGTTTTTTCTAACAAATTCTCATCCGGGCAGACAACATTCAACTGACTTAATTGTGAGGTATGTAACATTCCCGTTGAACGGATACAAAAAAAGCCAGCCACCAGGGGAGGCTGGCAAACTCGTAGAGCAAAATGCTGTTACGCAAACTTCGTTACAGGGTTATCCTGCAATACTTAAAATATACAATATTTAGAAAACTAATAGTGCCATATGAGATTTTTAAGATTTTGTTATTAATTGCGGTCGTACCTTCCTTTCTGTGTACTTTCCGTATAGCTCACAGGATTCTGGGTACAAAAAAACCCGCGCATCGGCGGGTTCGGCTGCGTGGCAATGTAACCACTCTTATCATGATATGCAGATTTTTACGATCGTAAACTATTTTTTCGCTGATAAAATACAGAGCTTCTCCCTCCCGGCAATTCACGCTCAACATACCGATCCATCTCAAGCCTCACTCCCAGCATCATCAGCATGCCTTCAACAATCCCCTCCGCTTTGTGAAGGCGTTTACCTATACAGGTGTCAGAGCACCCATGTTTCCGTGCCAGCGCCATGAACGTCTCCCCCAACACGTAGTAATCAACCAGCAAGTCATGCAGATCGCGATTGTTCCGGTAAAGGCGGGCTATGCACCCGCATATCACCATCGCATCATCGTCACAGCACTGTGGACGTGATTTTACTTTTTCGGGGATCAGTCCCTTAAATCCGGCAGCAATGGGCGACCATGTAACATCCTCATAGTTATTTACCGCCCATGCCCCCCAGCGCTCAAGAACCTGCCGGATATCACGCATCAGTATCTTTACCCCATCCGCGATGAACCATAAGGACGCCATTGACGACGGCGTGCTTTTTCGCATCTTTATCATCAATGTATTTTCTGACTGTAGCACGATTGCAGTTCAGTATTCTGGCGACTTCTGTCTGATTTCCCCTGGTGCAGATCAGTAATTCAGGTATCGTTTGAATTTTAGCATTCATCAAATGTTCTCCAGTTCGGTGATTTTTATCCCCACTCTACCGCCAGGCACTTTCACGCCGCGAATTACGCGAATGTCATCGAATTGCTCGTCGTCTTCCGCAAATCCGGCGTGGATAAGAGAGTCGAGTAAACCTTTCAGGATGTTATCGAGGTCGCGACGGCGGGAATCTGGTGGTTCAGCAATAATTGTGATGCGAAGTCGTGATTTAGTGAAAATGTCTAATCTGAGTTGCCGGATGATTTGCTGTACGTCTTTTCGGTATTTCTGGCCTTTATCGCTGATGTAGTACTGGCTTCCCCGTCTTCGCCAGTAGGTATTCACCGTCGGCGGCCAGGGAAGCACAAACTCATATTCATTCATGACTTAATCTTCCCCTCCTTCAGCAATATCGCCTGCGTCCTGATCACGCCTTCCAGGTGGTAAAGTCTGGCGTCGTTGTTGTCGAGAATTCGGGTGCGTCGGTCGATCTCCGCGTGGCAGTCACTACAAGCCCATGCACCGATCAGGTCGTCAGGCTTCATTCCCGTTCCGCAAATTCCAGCCATCCGGTAATGTGCCAGAACTGTCGTTTCAGGATTGCCATTGCATACGCCGTAAATCCGTACCTGGCATTCTCTGCCGCGCGCTTCTTTGCGTAGGTTTGCCATCATCTTATTCCTCGTACATTGAACTATCCGGAGTGACTATTAAATCTTGCACGACGTCTGAGCCACCGGACATCCCACAGGTGAGACGTATAATTGAAGGTTTTTACATCAGATTCGTTGGGGATTGGCCTGGGTTTATTTCGGGAGCGTTTCGTTGGAAGGTAATTGCAGTTTTCACAGACTATATCGGTAATGCTTCGTCGCTGTCGTCTCATTCATACCTCCTGTCGGTAAATCTGACACCCTGCTCCACAGCCCAGGAAGTTGTGTACTCAATCAGGCTTGCCATACGCTTCACGCTCATCTGCGCACTGCTTTCGCGGATATTGACGTATTCACCTTCAAGACCTGGCAAAACATCAGCTTCCTGTTTTGTAGCCACGGCATGACCGCTGATTAACAAAACTTTCCACTGTTCTGGTTTTAGCCATCTGCCGCACCACTGAACCTGTCGGGAGATATCAGCGACCATCGCGTGAAATTTGGCATTTTGATCGAGATTCCGCTTGTAATCGGTGATGCGGATCGTAACGGGTTTGTCTTTATCGAGAGTTGTTGCAAGGATGGCGTTAATGGCGAATTGTTGCTGCTGCTTACTTCGGAGGAAGATAGTCTGGTTCATTATTCCCTCTCACTGGATTTTCCCAACAAAAAAGGAGCCGAAGCTCCTTTAGTTTCAGAATTCAAATTGTCTTGCCCGCAGGCTTTTCAGCATTGGCATGGCCCGCTGGATAATGGAACTTGACATGTCGAGACGTGTTACCTCCCTTAGTAGCGGGTCTCTGTTCTTCGTCACCATGTAGATGGTCTCAAACGCAATGTCATACAGCTTGTTCGTGTATGAGGAGTTCAGCTCTTTCATAATGGGATACAGGTGTTTGCTGAGGTCCTGGGCTTTTTCCATCCAGAGCTGCATGTAGCAAAGGAGGATGATTTCTTCTGCTGTGAATTGAGGCTGAATATGAGGTTGTGGCGGTATAGCGCTTTTTTCAGCTTCACGGTCCAGAATATCCAATACCCAGCGACGAAACTCTTTTGCTATTGGAGTTCGAGCAAACATCGCTATTAGGTGAGCGCCGCGTAATGAGAAGATGCGAGTCTCTTGCTTGTCCCCTTTAGGATCGGTCAATTTGACCGAGGCTGTCATACCGTTTGTGAATTCATCTGCGTGACGGGCATAGATGCGTGTTACCGAGCTTTGATCTGCATATTGTAACGCGCTGGCTATTTGGGGGGCAGACAACCACAGTAGACCATCTCGTTGAACGGTCTGGAATTGAACATTGTGGAATACAAGTTGAGTGCTCATAGTTTTATGTCCTTTCGATTCGTTCAGATCACCCCGTGTTCAGCAGGGCGGTCGGGTACTTGAACACCGTCGAAAGTTCGGCCCGCATCCTTAGCCTTGCGGCTGTTTTTCGGTATACGCGCTACCCGACCATATCTGAAAAATGGACATAAAAAATCCGCATGACTGACGGGCGCGGTTTCCGCTTTCGAAGGTGTGTTCAGCACCATGGAGCGGAATATATCCCCGTTAATGCGGATTTGTCAAATCTGGCCTTAAAACTCGAATTGTCTTGCCCGCAGGCTTTTCAGCATTGGCATGGCCCGCTGGATAACGGAACTTGACATGTCGAGACGTGTTACCTCCCTCAGTAGCGCGTCTCTGTTCTTCGTCACCATGTAGATGGTCTCAAACGCAATGTCATACAGCTTGTTCGTGTATGAGGAGTTCAGCTCTTTCATAATGGGATACAGGTGTTTGCTGATGTCCTGGGCTTTTTCCATCCAGAGCTGCATGTAGCAAAGGAGGATGATTTCTTCGGCTGTGAATTGTGGCTGAATCTGCGGCTGCTGTTCGGTTGGTGCTGTTTTTCCCTGGCTGAAATAGCAGTCTTCCAGTTTTTCGAATACATCCCACGCCCGATCGGTTTCGAGCATTTTTGCGTGACGGGCTGCGCCGCGTTCTGTCCAGAGGATGAGGGAGCGGGCATTTTTACCAACTAACCCGATTGTTTCGGGTCTGTTCTTAAAC